GAGGCGCGCATGTTCACAGCGCCAGTCGTATCACATGCAACGGAAATGAATCCGCCCGCATCAAGCGATACGCCTACCAGTTCGGGAAACGTATAACACTCGGATGCCTGAAGTGTTTTGCTCTTCACTATCAAATTTTGATTTCCCGCCGTATCCGTTGACGTTACGATATTCACCGAAACCGCAGCAGCAGCCGCACTGAAATTCGTTGCAGTTATCTTATCTATGATCGCTTTTAATCCAGTCGCAGTATATTTTGTAGTCTGCGCTATGAGAATCGTAGCGGCAGGAATCAGAACTTTTACAGTTACAGCCATGTCGTACTCCTAAGCGTTAGTTCCAGATGCGAACAATTCGGCGCCCATAATCTGAATCTTCACCGGGTCAGTACCGCTGACCTCATAAACTCTATCGCGCAACTTCGTTGTCATGCCAAGGCGTCGCCAAATAACGCGATACCCCGTAACACCTATCTCACCCATAGAGCGAGCATGATAGCTAGACCATGTATGCCCGCCATCGTCTGACCAGCGCAAATTGACCTGTGGGTCCTCGCCCTGCGCGCCGACGATCAACCCTACGCCAGACTCACAATCCAGTTGTAGCGAATGATGCGCAGTGCGTTTCAAGTTATTTTGCCCAGGTCCCAACGCTCGCCATGAGCGCAACCATTTCGATATAGTCCCATCGTCGGCGTAGACATCCAGATCGAAGGCGTACACGCGGCCATCTACGTAATCACCGACGAGGACTTCATCGGCAAATTTCATTTGGCAGTTTGAGCGATGCCGAGTAAGAAGGCCGGAAGCTAACGCCGCTCTCTCGTGCCACTTGTTTGTGGCAACATCATAGGCCCACGTCTTGCCGTCAGTTGGGAAACTCAACACATAAAAGCTATGACCTTCCTGCTGATAGGAGTATCCAATAGCGTCATCTATAGCGGAATAATTTTGGATTGCGAACTCCACGGCGTGAGTGGATACACGCTTTCCGGTATATCCGTCTGCGCGATACACTATGCCTCGGCCCCTAGCATCGCCACCTAGCCAGAAAATAGAGTTGTCTAGCTTCGCGATTGAATAGGGCGCATCGCACCCTAGCTCAAGAAACGCGCCTTGTATCCTCGCCAGTGGAAAATCAGGCGTGTCAGCGTTATACCAAACCTCAATAGAATTAGGCCCGAATAGCCACGCTTCACGATGATTGATGTTCAACGCGGTAAGCGCATCTGGCGATCCTTCTGCGCTCGCAAAATCTAGCGGGTCTACCGCCGTACCGTCCAGCAATGATGTAATCCATATCTTTTGGCTGTCCGGTTCGTTGAATACAAAATACTCATCCAGATACCCGACCGTAACCGCGCCGGGGAAATCTGGATCAGTAATCTGCGCAAAAGCCGTCGTGCTCGCGTTGTAAATGTACCCATCTGGGTTACACGCGACAAATAACTGCGTGCCATTGTCCGACATGGATACCGGGCCGGTTCCAGTGATCGCTCCAATCAATACCTGATTCCACAGCGAGTCCACGCGGTATAGCTCGAAACCTGAAGCAATGTAGCCATAACTTCCAAAGGTCCACATGCCGCGTATTGGCCCACTACCAACAGTCGCAACCAGTCTCAGCCCTGGGGCGCGGGTAAGAAACGATGATTCCTTTCCTTCTTCCGGCACAGCCTCAGGGTAGAGGTTGATCATGCGGTTATCCGCAGCATTGACGCTGCGTGCGACGTACGCTTGGCCCAGAATTGGAGTTTTCACTATTGACCTTTACCGCACGGTAGATATCATGAAATGAGGACTAATAGTTAGACGAAAAAATATTAAATCTTGGCTTGTGGGACATGATACTGTAAGGCATAGACATTTGGTCGAGAGGAGAATTAATTCTCTTGATATTGCGTTTCGATGCCATTGCAATCGCCGAAACTCTCGGCGGTGGTTCAACGCCGAATTCTGCCGCTATTTCGCAAGCCAGATTGAACCGAAATGCCCGCAAATACCCAGGCGGAAACGATAGCGTTGTTCCAGACGCTGCGGGTTGCGACAATTCATCCACGCTAATGAAATGCCACGATAACGCCTTAGTAGCCACCGGATACTGCGTCATTGAAATATCCGGCATGTCATAGTTGACCCACAGCAATTGCGGATAGGTGCTCGTAACCGTCTTGACCGCAATGCCATCGTATTGCTGCTGATTGATGATCTTAATCCCATAAGACACGCCAGAATCAGAATCAATGAAATAGGTTGAGTCGTCAACTTCTATAGGCCGCACAAGTACTCCGAGCGATCCAGACGGGCCAAGCGTTACCGTCGCGGTGTTTGCCGGCCAGGTCGCTGTCTGATCTTGCGTAGCGTACACAGACAGCCGCTCCGCTGACCAACTATCGATCATCTGGTTTAGTGCTGTAAGTGCGTCCGCAGTTGTTTCAGATGAAGGCGTTTCACCTTCAGCCAACATTCCAATCAAGCGCAATGCACCGTTGATCTGGTCGCCGGCAGTAGACATTATCTAAGCCCTTTTCGAAGTTTATTCACGCCCCAACGCTTATCCGCCGGTTTGCCGTTCGCGGCTTCCCAGGCAGATCGCAGCACATCAATGTCTTCTTCGGCAGGCTCCGCTTGCGTTTCCTGCGGTAGTTCGTCCGCTGGATGTTCGTCAACCGCAGGCAACTCGGAATCGAGCGAGTACCGCTTCCAACCCTTCGTTTCGTCATATTTTGCCTCTTGTTCGGAACATGCAACTTTCGTTCCGTGGACTATGTGCCGCAAATAGATAACAGCCATCATGCCGCCTTTAGAACAGGGTTGAGAATGTCCGCTAGTGCCACGATCTTGTATGTTCCGAACTTGACCAGCGCCCAGAGTAGACCGCCAGATTTCTCCTTGAACATCCACGGAAAGACGCGGATATGCTCTGCGATGTACAGCGCTTGCAGGAAGTAGTCTGGCCGCGTCTGATATGTGCGCTCTCCGCATTCGACCCAGATTTGATTCTTGTTCGTTTCTAGATCGTTGCGGTAGGCGTGCGTGGATTCCTTGAAACTTGACTCACAGCCGAAAAAACAGACTTCTTTGTAGCCTAGCAGGATCGCCAATTCAGGCACTGCCGTTGCGGTCGTCACGCCGTGGTTCTGGTCCTTGTCGCTTGCTCTAAGGTCGAATACGCCAATATCCTTGCCTTCCAGCGCGTCGAATACTTTAGGATGAACCGTAGTGGCAAGAATAGCCTTTTCCACTCCCCTGGTTTCAACAACGCAGTCAGGACTTGGATCGATGTTGAAGTACGTACCCTTAAGTCCCATCATTACTGCCCAAGGCATCGTGCTAGCGCATATCCAGCGGTCGGGGTACTTGCGAATGTCCTTCAGGCGATTCTTGATCGAAGGCCCGCCAGCTACTATCGCTAGGCGCGGCTGCGTTGCCTTCTTCGGGTAGCCATATTTAGCAGAACGCGACTTTGCAATGCGCACGTTTTCTGCGACGACTTCAGGCGGCGTAAGATTTACCGGGTTCCAGACGATATTGATTCCAGCCATGTCTATCATGCCGCTTGCCTTTGTTCCATTGGGATGCCGAGCTTGTCAGCTAACGCGTGCGTAATATGGGTAATGTCGTAGCCGAGCGGGTCTTTCGCTTTTACCATTGCCTCTAGCAATCCTTTGCTGCGATTGACGTAGACATTGGGCGCTGCACGCATGACGATCGCCATGAATTCGGCCTGCATCAACATACTTGCCCAAGTGTTGAAACTCTGTCTTTCCAGCAGAAGCGTGAACGGGTCTACCTTGTCGTTGTAGTAGGCGTGTGTACTGCCGTTAATGCTCGAATCGCACCCAAAAAAGTGGATTTCCCTATAGCCCATATCCAGGGCTATCTTCATGCAGGCCGTAACGCTGGTGGCTGCGTGGTTCGCATGTTCTCCGCTATGAACCAGATCGAACACCTGAATATCTGCATCCTTCAATTCTGCGAATACGCCAGGATCGCACGCTGTGGCAAGAATTGCCCGCTTTGCGCCCTTGCAGTCATTTACCAGCGAAGGGTGCTGATCTATCGTAAAAAAGGTGGCGTCAATTCCGTTTGCCAAGCACCACGGAAAGCAACTGCCGCTAGCCCATATATCTCCGGGCCAGCCCCGCAGTGTGCCTATTTCGGCAGCGACAGAGGGTCCGCCGCCGACTACGGCCAAAATGGGGCGCTCGGACTGCGAAATAACAGGCAATCCGAGCGTTTTAGACGCGGCCATATTCCTCTCCTCGGTTCCATCAGGAACAAGAAGATGGCCGACCCAATTTATTTTCATTGGGTTACTTCTAGGTTGCCGCCATCAAACCTTTGTTGATAAGCAGTGTTCGGATAGCCAGCACAGCATTAACCAAGGTTGCGTAATCCGCCGTGCTCGCGGCACCGGCTGTAACGCCAGTTACGGGAGCCGAGCAGATTACAGCTTGCGCAACGCCGGTTGCACCGTGAAACGCAACCAAGGTTGCAGCCGTCGCGCCAAGATAAAGAGCTTGGCCGGTTCGACCAACGTACAGTACCTCGTTGGTATTGCCATCACCAATCTGTTCGCCATCGCCAATCGCGGGAAGTGCCATAATTTAACTCCTTTAAGGTGCCATCAGCCCGAGAGTCTTAAGGGCTGTAATGATTGAATTGATCGCGCTGATCGCCGTGTTTGCTTCTGCCGTGCTTGCAAAACTGGCAGTTACAGCAGATGCAAGGGCAGTCAACGCTGCGGCCTGTCCTGTAACCGCTGCGCCCATGAAACCGATGTTGGAGCCGGTCACGCCGACTTTGGCGTTAACGGCCCCTACGCCGATTGTGATTGCAGTAGCGCCAGTTGCGCCGATATTGACAGTAGCCGCTCCTGCTCCCAGGTTAATCGTACCGCCCGTAGAGCCGACTGCAACCGTAGTGCCGACAGCGCCGACTATAATGGTGCTTCCGGTTGTGCCTACGTTCACAGTCGCGCCGCCGCTACCGACATTGACTGTCCCGCCAGTTGATCCTACGCCTACCGTAGAGCCAGCAACGCCGACATTAACGGACGCGGCAGTAGAGCCAACATTTACAGTCCCGCCGTATCTACCAATGGTAGTAGTGCCGCCTGTAGCTCCGACGCCAATGGTAGTCGATGCAAGATCGACAGCCCCGCTACTGGACAGCGTTGTCGCGGCAACCGGACCCGCTACGCTATTACCGGAGCCGCTAAGGGTGGAGTTGGTAATCGTCGCCCCGTCGATAGTGGTCCCGCTAGTCAATTCAGGGTCCGAGAATGCAACCCCTACTGATTTGGTGTTTGCCATGGTTTACCCCCACATCCGAACAC